CTCAAACATAGTGAAACATCTAATTCTTGACTAAGGTAAGGTGGCTAACTTCATTATAGAACTTTCGTTTTGCCCATTTTGTCAAAATAGAAATCAAATCTCGCAACCATCATTGACAAAATGGCTATTTTGACAATAATGCACAAGGTATATTTATTTTCCATGTGCGAATTAAAATCATGCAAACCATTGATACGACTGCGTTTGTCTATTTTCCAAGCAAATTCCATGTGCGAATTAATGTGCGGTTCCACTCTATTTCGGCAAACAAAAAAAGCCCAGCAAACGCTGGGCTGAAAATGCTATTTTACATTGCCCCACACTTCTGTGGTCTGGCCATTTTTACGAACCTTAATCGGCATCCAACGACGAATACCTGTGCTTGCAGAAATCCAACTAATCCATACGAAGCCATTATAATCAACACGAACACGGTCATAAGTCACTGACTCTCCTTTGTAGTACATGCCTTGTGTACGACCGTTTAAGTTCGGCTCATTGCGGAAATAGATGTCTTCTGTGGCAGTAAACACACCCGTTTCCGCATATTCACGAGCACCAGCATTAACACTAGCCGTTCTAGGTTGGGCAGTCGCCACTTTAGGGGCTGGCTGTGGTGCTACTACTGCTTTGCCTTGCAATTGCAATTGCAATAGATAAGCCTGTACTTTACCTTTAAAACCTTCCCAGTTGCCATTATCCAAGATGCGGTGCGGGCAATATTTGCCAGACCAATCTTGATGCTTGCGGATGCGGTCAACGCCCCAACCCAACTGATGCAAGATAATCGCTGCTAATTTAGCCCCGTTATCCTCAGCTTTTGCATATTTAGGATGCCCAGGAGTCAGACTATAACAAATCTCAATGCCGATTGATTTACGATTGCCCGTGCCATTTGTGCCGTCTCCACAATGCCAGGCATTACGATTGTGGGCAATCGCCTGAATAGCCTGCACATCATCCACCGCCCAATGATAAGATACTTCGTTCCAGTTGCCGTTCATATAACTAATTTCCGCTAAAGCAGACGCATTGTTTGCGGTATTGTGGATGGTCAACCATTGAGGGACCATAGCGTTTGGACACTTAATACCATACTTAGCAGCAGGTACAGGCATTTGAATCATTTTAAGACCTAGATTACTCATATTCTCCTCCTTTACCATCTAAATCATCCGTTTTCGGAAATTCGTGGTCAGCGATATTTTTTTGATAGAGTTCGTCGTTGAACTCGATTACTTCGTCAAATTGCATGATTAGTCCTCCTTTTCAAAATTAAATGCAATATTCCCCTCGCCCAAATCTGCTTTCATTTTTTCAGGCTGGATAGTCCCAGTAGAAATTTTGTTGGCATCAAGGGTTTTAGGTTCGCTTCTAACTAATTTTTCAAGCGCTAAAATCACATTAGCAAATATACTTGTATCCCCTTTTGCTTTACCGTAGTTTTCTACCAAGCTCTTAAATGTCAAAATAAGATACCCAACGTAAATTGTGTAAAGAAACGCCACGCCCGTCTGCTCAGGCAAAAGCACCGACATTGGAATTAAGACTGTCAGCAAGATAATGCCCATCATTTTACGGATAAGACCATTGATGCCAATTTTTGACTTGTACTCAATGCCAGGATTAATCATAGCAGCAAAGGTACCTGACAGAAAATCAACGATTTCCATGACCACAATTAAGCTAAGCAAAAAGAGGACAAGACCGTCCTCTGTTGCAATAAGCTCGCGTAGAAAATCAAACATCCCTGCAGGATGCGGTGGCATTTTAGATAACATCATAACCATGCTTTACGCCTCCGCTCCTGCTGTCGGGTCTGTCCAGTCTGGATTTCCGTTTTCATCAAACTGCATGATGTAGAACTCCTCATTGAAGAGATCAGCAACGTTGATTGTCGTTGTAGTTCCGCCCCACTGATTAAAGGCCCACACAGTTTCAACTTCTACGAATTGACGACGGCCGTTGACAATACCTGGTCGACGTTGGACATCACGGTACATATAAAAATCATTTGTCGCATTTTTACAGCGAATAAATTCCCCGTTTTCCTTCATGTACTGCAATGCAGTCGCAAGGTCAAATGGTTCTGTAATAGTTGATAAGTCGAGTAAAGTATTGTTAGTAGTTTCAGTCATGATTATTCTCCTTCTTTTTGGTCAATGATTTCTTCTGGTTTAGTAGCTTCGTCCAGTTGCTGGGTCAGGTCTGCGATTTCAGACTGCAGACCTGCGATGGTCTGCTGTGCCTCAGTTAGTTGCACAGCGAGCAAGTTCTTCGTTGTCATCTCCTCTGACAGTTTTGCCACGAGGTCGTTATTAGTCAAGCGTAGCGCTTGGTTAATTTGTTCTTGGTTCATTTAAATGTTTCCTCCTAAACTTTTGCTGGTAGAGTATAGCTATAACCCCTCTCTGTCGATTTATTGTTGTGTAATAGCTGTAAGTTGTCGATGATCAAATTTATGGTATCTCTCATGCTCGAGTATGTCGTAGCGTTTTTCCACAACCACAAATCCCCAACTTTTATCTTGGACGAAGCGCGGTGATCAGCATTAAATGCATCGATGTCTAATTTCCCAGGCAAGGTATTGATATTCCATCCATCCGCTGCTTCAAACGCTGAGCTTGCCAATCTGACCGTATCTCCAACCACATCGATTTGGTCAATATTTGGACCGTTCCAAGCCCTAATTCCGACAAATCCGCCATCATTCGAGGACTCGGAATTCCAACGGTTGGAGCCAATCACGGTCACACCTGCGTTGCCCTTACCAGTAACCGTACCAGTTGCGAACTTGACAAACTGGGTGGGATAGCCGTTTAAAACACGTTTGAGAGCAGCTTGATCTGTATAGTACAGAATTTGGCCAGCGTTTAGATTGACTTTCATTGCTCCGTTTGTTGCGGTCAAAATTCCACCTGAAATCTTACTTGCTGACAAGGTGACAGCTTGAACTGCTGTCAAAAACGCATCCTTGGCAAACAATTTCTTCAGGTAGGCTTGGTTTGCGGATAACCCGTTGAAGAAAGCTTCATCGAATGCAATTTTTGACCCGTCGATACTATTCGCTTTAATGCGTGCAGCATCCACTGTACCCGACGTAATCTTTCCAGCATCCAACTCACCAATCATAGCGTTCTTGATTACGCCATTATCAATCAAAGTCTGACCTGTGATATGCGTCAGTCGACCATCGATTCTATTAGTACCATTAGCCAGTAAATTGATTTGGTTAAGCACTGTACCAGCACTAGTCAGATTTTTAATAGCGTACGAATTATTAAGCTGACTAACCTGTGTAGCTGTACCGCTAATCTTATCCTTGACCTCGGTTAGAAATAGACTATCAGTCATGACCATACGAGCGACTTTGTCTTTGATACCAGTTTCCGTTGAGCCGATGATACGCTCGTAAAGATTGACCGTCTCACGTACAGTCTGCAAGTCTACTTGGTTAGCCTTCTGAGATTGCAAGGTCGCAAATCGCCCGTCGACCGTGGTCTTATATTCAGCGATTTTTGTGTCTGCGTAGGATTGTTGGTCTTCAGGAGCGGGCGACCAGTCAGTCGCAATCGCTCCGCGTTCAATTTTTGCTCGACGAATAATAGGTTTTACTCCCGTGCCGTAAGTGCCATAAAAGGCTAAGTAACTATTTGCTAAACTCACTGTTCCCTCGGTTGGAGTAAAGGTCACATGGAACCTTTGCCACTCCGTTGTGACAGTCAAGTTTTTCCATAGACCCGAATATTTAGAACCTGATCCATTTTGCTGGTATACAGCGACTTGCCCCGTTTGAGATGCTCTCAAGTCAAAACTTAAGGTATACTCAATCAGCCCATACTTATCAAAAACTGGGGCCAAGTCATAAGGTGTTCGCAGAAACTCTGCGTGACTTTGTTCGCTGTTAAAGATTTCGGTGTATTCATCAGTGCCTGTCAATAGATTGGTACCGCCTACATACAGACTTTCAAACCGCTGACTAATTCCGCGAGCGGTTTCTTCAAATACCGACTTAGCGACATAGTCTTGAGTAACAGCTACACGCAGAGCTGATACTTGGCGAGCAGTCTCATCACGACTAGCGGTAAAGTACTGACTAGCTCGTGTCCCTTCCGCGTTCTTGTAGGTTTCTAGGCTCTCTAATCGAGTATTGATTGCAGTCGCTGTCTGCTGAGCGTAGGTCTTAGCATCTACTGCTTTACCATCTACTGTTTGGATTTGACGGGATAACTCTGCGCTTGCTTCATCTGCTGTACGCTTATAACTTGCGATTTCGGAGCGGAGGTCTTCTGGAGAAGCCTGCCAACCTAAATCAATATCTCCGCGTCTGAGTGATACTTTTTCAAATTCCACTTCCCCTGTGAAATCCCTTGCATAGATATGGAAATCAAGAAGCTTTATCTGGTTTCGAGGTACGTTTATCCTAAAGGTAGTCGCAAACTGCACAACTCCTCTATTATTGACCGCATCTAAACGATTGGCTGTCAAATATGTTCCACCAAACTGCGTATTTCGGCTGTCGTTCTTTCTGCCATCTATATAAAGCGCAAGAAATGGATTTATAGAACCAGCCACATAATTAGTGACCTTAACTGAGATTGATGCTATGTATACCTGGCTAACATCGTCATTAGCTATCTGAGACTTGATGCTTTGGTAAATGTACTTGGTTTTATTAAGTTCTCCTATAATTCTCGCTTTGCCATCAGCTATAGTCACTCCAGTGCCTTGCCATTGGTTCAAGTTTTCGTTGAATGAGCTATTGAGCAAAAGATTGTCTTCTATCCGCAAACTCTCAAACCGCTCCGTCACCCCATCTATGCCACTCTGCAAGTCAGCAGTCTTTCGATTGATACTCTCAATCTGTCCTGTCTGAGTATTGACGGTCTGTGTTAGAGCTTCGTATTGGGTCCTCGTTTGGCTCAGAGTGTCTTCGACTGACTTAGTCCGACTTGTGACACTAGCGATGTCTCCAGTCGCCTTAGAAACGGTTTTAGAGAGTTCTGCGACTGTTGACCTCGTTCCATCTGCCAGAGTTTCGACTGTCAACACACGATTGGTCAAAGCCGTCTGTGCTCGTGCTTGCTCCAAAATCTTGCTAGCTTGCATGTTGAGGTCGTTTCGCAAAGCTGTAGCACTCGCTTGACTATCCCTAGCCTTTTGGTCTGCACTAGCGATTGCCGTCTGCAGTTCGGACTTGGCAGTGTTTAAGGCTTGACTGACCGTCGCAACCTGCGCCCTTGCATCTGCGATTGCCTCCGTCTTGACTTGGTTAGCTCTAGCTAGTGCACTAGCAGCATCAGACTTGGCCTGGTTGGCAAGCGACTCGACAGATTGGGTTTTAGACAATATATCTGCGACCTGTCTGTCGTGTTCCTGTGCCTGTGCTTGCATGGAGGTGTTGACTTGGGCGATTTCAGTATCAATACTTCTCTTGATATTGTCTGCATGCCTCTCAGCCTCCGCCCTTGACTGCTCGATACCGTCGTTGATTTCCTCGACTCGCTTTTCAAACTCAGCGTCGAAATGACGGTTTGCATTGTCAATTTCCTTCTGCAGTTTCTGTTCAAAGGATGCTGATAACGTATTTGTAGCTTTATCTACACTGCCAGCAACCATACTAGCCACTGTAGAGCCAAATGTCTGCGACACCTTACCAAAACCAATTGACTTCAATCGCTTAGACATCGGTCCAAAATGGTAGCTAGTAATTTTCAAACGCAAATCAACATCGAATCGCTCATGGAATACACTTACTGTGTCGAACATCTTAACAGATACATCAGACTTGCCTTTGACATCCAGATTGATAGAGTTTTCTACAAAATCACAAAGAGTTGAGCCAAAATACCTCTGCCCATAAGCTAAAAGGCTAGCTTCATCTGTCACATCCTGGTCATTGACCTCAATGTCTGCTTCGTAGATGTGACGATATTGCCCAATCAACGGACTGTCCACTGTCACAGCAATAACACGGTCTGCCTCACCCTCAGACTGTCCTTGGATTGTCTTTTTGAGATGCAATCGTGTCTTTAAGTTGTTGATATTCTCGGACTCTTCGTAGCTACTGAGATTTTTCTTGTACATAAACAGCGACTCATTCTCAATACCGCCGTTTTTTAACAATTTAACCTGGTACTTGTCACGCACCAAGTCACCACCCCACTGACCGACAATAGAGTGTTTATCCTTGGCCAAAGCAGCCATTACAGATACATTGGACTCATTAAACGTATGACGGTCTAATATGTCACTAAAAAACGTAAATGGACATGGTCGTTTAACGCTACCTGCCAAAGCAGTCATAACCGTCTGCCCTGGTACCCTGTCAACCGAAATAGAGTTGATAGAGTAGTAATTCAATAATGTTGCGACCTGCTTAGCATAGACCTGCACATGACCTTTGGCTTTTTTTACTTCAAAAATAAAAAATTCCTGTTCACCGTGTAGATCATCAGCCAGCAGAAAAACTTCCCTTTTGAGCAGATTCCACTTCCCATCAGTCAGCGGAAATTTAAAGGATAGTTGGTAGGTGCTATTGGCTTCTTGCACGATGTCATCATCATAAGCAAGATTGAGCGGGATATTCCCGTCTTTTAGATAAATCAAACCTTGTACCTCCAATTCCCTTTGATTGTTATTTTCGTAACTGTCCCACTTGTTGCGACACCGCTCCGACCGACAGGTATCTCGAAGAATGGACCACGTTTGCGAATGGTGTTTTTCACAGCACCATTCTTGTCATAGATATTTTGTCGCTTATGCCGACAGTCAATGGTCGCACGAGTATCCAAATCTAATTCCATGACCTGCTGACCAATAGTCAAGGTCACACGACCCGAACCCTCTATGATGATGATAGGCTCCGAATAGACCGTGCCAGGATTTTGAATAGAACCAGATGAAGTCAAAACGACGTCAGCTGGATTTTTAACATACCGAAACGGATGCATAGTCACAGTAATTTCCACCTTCCAACGATATGGACCAAGTGGCACGTAACTACTAGACACCAAATCACAGTAGAAAAGGCTATCCCTTAGATAGCCGAATTCCACCGTATTATTTTCCGACTGGAAAACCTCAATCAAGCGCATAGCATCCGACAAATGCCTCAGCGTGATGATAAATGTCCTGTTGTAGCCATCGTACACACCCTCGCTGACATGTAGTTGCCCGTTTGCACCATAGACTTCCACCAACTCAGCCCGCTCGACTGAAGTTTGTGCTTTACCAAAGTCAAGAACATGGCAATCAGCCAAGGTTGAAGTATCTAAGCCATTGATGATCATATAGTCCATTAAATCCCCTCCCTTGCCATAATCGCACCTTGATGCATATAGCTATTTTGAGCTAATTTTTCACCGTCCAAATAAACTGCCAACTCCTTATCCACCAAGACAGACAGGAAGCGCTCAATATTTGCCAAACGAGCACTCAAGCTACTACCTCCATCACTTCCAGCCAAATCGCCAGTAGAAGACAGCAAGTTTCGACGTACATCCACCGATGCACTTGACGTCATATCATAAGCCAAGGACTGATTTTCAAAAGGCTTAGCAATTGCTCCAGCCATGCCAGATACCGTCCCCATGACATCCTTGAATCCCACTTGTAAGTTGGTATTTAAGCCTTGCATGATAGCTAGACCAGCAGGTTTCAAAAGTACTCGGTCGTATGAGATAGGACCCTTGTTTTTCGCAATCCAATCAGCAATTCCTCCTACGAAACTCTTGACACCCTCCCAAGCAGACTTCAAACCACCCAAGAAGCCATCCATAATCGCTTTACCAGCTCCAGAAATATCGATATTGGCAACTTCCTTGATGGTGGAGACAACCGTATCAATGACCCCATTGACCGCCTTCCCAACACTAGATACAACATCCTGAAAGCTAGTAAAGGCTGACTTAACACCCTTGATGACACCGTCAATAATGTCCTTAGCAACCTTAATGGCATCTTGAATGCCCATCCAAGCCAAAGAAAAGACATTTTTAAGCACATCAACAGCATTTCCAGCTCCAGAAAAAGCCAATTTGATCCAGTCAATGACTGTTCCAATGATATTTCCAGCCGTCTGAATAGCTGATTGAATGTTAGTCCAAGCCGACTTGATAAAAGCACTCAAACCTTCCCCAGCCGTACCCAGATTACCAAACATACCGATAGCTACACCAATCCATTCAGCAATCGTACTCAGCACAGGCTGAACGAAATTCAAAGCCTGTACCAAAAAATCGACCACAGGAGTCAGGAACTCGATAGCCACTTTTAAAGCATCGAAAGCAAATCCGACACCTTCAAGAGCTCCTTTTACAACACCTCCAAGGAAGGACCCCAGAATTTGCAAGACAGGCATTAAAGCACCGCTCAAAATGGTTATCAAAGGTTGAGCAGCATTCCACATAGACACGAAGGATTGAACGACTGAGTCAATGGCAGGGCTGACAATGCTCATGAAGGTCTGGAAGCCAGCTTGTAGAGCTGGTAAAATAGCACTTATTAAGGACTGGAAGCCTGAAAAGTCCATCCGAGCAATACCGTCCATAATCGTCGTAATCACTGGACCAACAGCCGCACCAATCGCCGAAAAGAAACCAGGTAATTGCCCAAAAGCCGTCTGTAGCCCTGCTATGACAGGCTGAAATGCCGTCAAAATCCCTTGAAATTTTGAAGTAATAGGGGTTAAATCAACACTCATCCCAAGACTAGAAAACAAGCCCTGAAACTGTTGAGCAACCAAAGGACTAGCCTCAGCGATAAACGTTCCAATCGCAGATGGCAAACCTTTGAATACATTCCCAACCATCGGAATAAAGTTTCCGAATAAAAAATTAGACGTTGTCGACGCTAAGGCTTGTAATTGTGGCGTGATATTCTCTCCCAAAGACAAACCTGCAAGTGTATTAGCCCAACTTGCCTTCATTGCAGCAAGCGAACCCGTGTAGGTATTCTCAGCCTCTGCAGCTGCTACACCTGTCAATCCCATGCTTTCTTGGACAAGGTGGATAGCCTCTACCACATCCGCATAGTTACTGATATCAAACTTGCGACCCATAGCAGACGGCAAGCCCTCAGCAGTCGTCAACAAACGTTCCATTTCAGCCTTTGTGCCACCAAAGCCGAGTTTAAGATTATCCAGCATGGCATAGTTGCCACGGGCTAAACTTTGATAGGTCTGTTGGATGACACCGATATCGGTACCCATTTTAGCCGCATTGTCCGTCATATCCATGATAGCCACGTTTGCCATGTTGATGGCCTTGGTCGAATCACCACCAAGAGCCTGTTTCAGGCTAGCCCCCATGGACACTGCTTGTTCAGCGTAGGTGTTCGCGGATATACCAGCTTTATACGCTTCCTTGGCAAAATTCTTAGCAGACTTTTGAGCGCCGTCATAGATAGTATCCAAACCACCAAAAGATTGTTGCAAATCAGCACCAGCTCCAAGAGCCGAACCGATAATTTTCCCAATCCCTGCAGCTGCAAGTGCTCCACTTAAAGCAGAGACGAGCGAGGCGCCAAGACTTGACCCGGCAGATCTACCTGCGCTATCAACTTCGCCACCCAATAATTTTGAAATCGACCCGCTAATGCCTTTTGCAGACGGAACTATCTGCACATAAGCAGAACCCAAATCAGTCGCCATGCTCCTCACCTCCAATCTCTATTTCTAGCGCACGCATAGCACGTTCAAACTCCTCACCAGATGAGAAGACCCTCTCTTCACGTTCCACTTTCGACCCTTCCAAGGCTTGAGCGACAGAGTTTGGACGATTCCGTCCAGCCTGTCCGTCCTTAGTTTTAGCCCAAAAGAGTAAGCGAACCGTATCATAGATACCTGCAAGTAGCAGAGTATCCAAGTCTTCCTTCTGACCAGATAAGACCTTCTTAATCCGTGATTTCTCGCTTAGCCCACAAGCGAAAACAGCTACCCGAGTTATAGGTAGCTGTCGATAATCATATATGCCATAAGTTTCAGCCAAATCACAGATAAGAGCATTCTCATCTACCGCAATCATTCTGGCGAGGATTGCGAGTTTTTTAAGTCTTTGACTTGTTCAAAGACATCCTTGATTTCAGCACCAAGAGCAAGAATAGGCACCAGTCCTTTTTCTGTACGGACATGCTCCTTGAGTTTCTTCGCTTCTTCACCGAGTAACAAATTGACAATCCGAATCATGGCACTGCTGTCTCCAGCTTCTTCAGCAGCGATTGCCTCAAAAAGCTCATAGTTTTCCAAACGGTCTTGGTCAATGCTAAGCACAAGACCTGTACTGGTTTTTACTTCAAACATTTAAACCTCCTTACGATGACGACGGCGAGCTTGTTCCTGTTGACTCGCTAGCTCCCTTAATGTACTCATAGTGTGTATTGCCTTTGCTATCTGGCAGAGCTTGGATGGTCGTTTTATACCCAGCCAAATCACTATCAGCGTAGGTAATCTCCCCGACTTCCAGCACCTTAGCATTTGGGATGACAATCCGCTTCTTCGCACCATTTTTCAGCAGCATATCCACTACCAATGGATGCGTAGGCAATTCCTTAGAGTTGACCTCCACAGTAATCCCTGATGCAAGGTCGCCTTTCACATTTTCAGGACCATAGACCTCTTTTAAGACATCCACATTTAACACCTCAATGAGTGTGTAGGTAAATTTGTCTGATTTTCCTGTTTGAGGAGTATCAACCACATCACCGCCCCAGGCTTTCAGTTCTTCCGATTCACGAGTATCCTCGTTGGTCAACCCATCCTCTGAAATGTAGCCTAAGTTTTTAAAAGCTGTGTTTAGCTTAGTAGTCGCATTGGTCGGCAAGCTCGTTCCCGTTGGAGCTGAGGAAATCGCCCCAGCAATATCAGGCTTTGCCGATGACACAAGTTTTGCATCTGCCATTTAACAGTCTCCTTTTCAAAAATAAATAAAATCCACCACCGCCTGATAGCGATAGCGTTTGGTTTCCGTATCTGTAAAATTATAGTCCGAGTTGAGTTCTACCTTACTGATACTCGATAGCCCAATCATCTTCTCAACCACCGTTTTGACCTCTTCATTCAAAAAGGCAGCCTCTTCCAAAGACTGCCCATAAGATTGTATCGCCAAAGTCGCTTGATTCAGATGGTTCTTCTTGCCACCGCTCGTCTTTTCAAAAATCACAAAACACTCAGGCATTTCCTCCTGATGTTCCGTATAGACAGGCACAGAAAGATGCTCGGTTAAAAAGTTCAACGTGATAACTTCAATCATGATTTTACCGCCTTTAACAAGGTATTGTGCTTCTTGTTGTCCCGTTTAGCTTGAAAGCTATCCGCATAGACCATAGCGTTGGCACGAGTCTTACCGACATAGATATCCGATTCATACCCATCGCCTGCACGGTTTCGGATAGCATTTGCCTTGTCAGTCAAAACTGCCTGCATCTCAGGCGATTTCATCAACTCACGGACACCTGCACGGTTCAACTTAAATTTCATGCTAGCCATACCGTTCCACCTGCACTTTCTTATTCCATTCAAGCGGGATCAGATGGTCAAGACCTTCCAGCGGCTCACCAACTGTTCGCCAGCGTTGACCAAAGAAACGCACCTCTCGATTTTCCCATTGGTTTGTATCCCTTTTGGGAATAGCTAGCGTGTATTCCACTTTCTTTCCTGTCAAATTGATTTGATTGGTAATATCCTCGGTTGTCGCGGGCACAACCAAGACATTCTCAACCACAATCTCCACATCTGCAGTCTTTGGATGACCAAACGAATCCTTGCCAATGATCTGTTTGTCAATCAAGACAATCGGTATACCTTTAATCCGTCCCATAAATATCCCTCGCTCCAAAACGTTGTTTCTTCAGTCCCAATCGCTTCAGCTCGCTATCTTTGATAAAGAGCCCTCCGCCAGGAACCAAAAACGAACCAGACACCGAATAGCCAAGAGCTGACTCGTTAAATTGAGTCATAGGCTCTTGGTCTGTTGATGTCATGAGAGTGCGAGCAACTACATCGACTGTAACGGATTTGACCACCGAGGCAAACACCGGACTATCAGCAATCATCTCATCCAAATCCTTCCCGACTTTTTGAGCTTCATGACGTATAGAGTTTGACACAACTTCAAGTAAGGCTTCTGCCCGCTCCGTTTCGTCAAATTTCAACACCCGCCACAAAGTTTCCAAATCGGATATTGTCGCAAAAGGAGTCATAAGCTACTCCTCTTCATTCAGATTCTGGCTTTCTTGGTAAAGTTGCAACAACTCATCTTTATTCGCTTTCGGATTAAATTCAATCCCCAATTCGGTCAACATCGACTTCAATTCAGGCACTGTCGGAGTTTTTTGAACATCCTTCTCTTTAACTAGTTCCCAATCGCCTTTTAGTTCGCTATCTGTGACAACAACCGCACCTGTTTCTTTATGTTTATAAATAGCCATAGGGCACCTCCTAAGCTTGTTCGACACGAGCAAAGGCAGTTTCATCAAGGATACCCCAACCGATAAACGCCTCTGTACGTAGCAAAATCTCATTGTAAGCTTTCAAATCACGACCTGAGCCATCTGGATCACCATACTCAATGATTTCCATCGGGATATTTTCAGCATACCCCCACTTAAATTTATTTTTAAAGTCGCCCACAATGGCATGGTCAGTCTTGGCAGTACCGCCAGTCACGGTTAGCGTCTTGTTGATGTCAAGGTCCATGTTGAAGAAGTTATTTGGTCGCTGACCAAATCGGAATTCTGGGTACATAATACCATCAAATTTATCCTTGATTTTAGACATAGCCTGACCTGCAACTGGTGACATGGCAATGCCAGTCACTTCGTTTCCGTTAATAACAATAGTTTGAACAGCTGCATCAATGTTGTCATCAATTTTATCTGCACTATAGGTAATAACATTCCCTGTAATTACACCATCAAAAGAATTCGTTGCTTTAAATGATGCATCTGTTAAAGATTTTGGCTCAAGGCCATGGAGAGCTGCGATGTCAAAAGCCTCTGCCATCTTTTTAGCAAATCCATCGGCATAGTGTTTCAAGAAGTCCAACTGCTTCTCTTCTGATGCGTATTTAAATTCATCAGTCAAACGAGCTTGATAAACAAATTTAAGTGGCTTGATTACTTTTGATGTGACCGTAGCTGAACCAGCTCCCTTTAAGTCCCCTTCACCTACAATCTGTGCATTGCCATCCAGATTGAAAATAAATTGCTCAGTACCATTAAACGGAATTGGTTTTTGAGTAGATAGCTTAGCAAGAGTCGAATGACCTTGAACCTTTGACATAATTTCTTTTACTAATTCTGGTTCAAAAAGTGTTCCAGCTTTCATAGATGTTGACATATATTATTCTCCTTTATTTAAATCTTTTATAACGTGACGCCATGCAGCATCTTCACCTTTTACTTCCGGCTCAATATCCTTGAGCGGTGGAATTGGATTTTGTGGTTTCATGAGACTTGCAAAGCGTTCCGCATCTGCTGTCAGGCTTGCTTCATCTTCGCCTTGCAAACGATCAGCAAATTCAATAGGCAAGCCATATTTAAGAGCAATAGCCGTCTTCGTTTTCGCAGTTTCATAGCCTGCAATAGTTGACTTATACCCTTCAATTTGGCTTTCAAAATCAGCTGCAGTCTGATTTGATTGTGCGACCGTTTCTTTGAGACCAGCGTTCTCCGCTTCCAAAGTCGATACACGGGATTTCAGTTCGTCGTAGTCAGCATACTGCTCTTTCAGACGACTCAAACGAGCCTTGATAATCGTATCTAGCTCTTCCTGTGTTTCGATTACTTTAAATTCAGACATATCAATGTCTCCTTTCTCCGCATTTCCCGTGCGTTCGGTAATATTTTTGTATCAAAAAAGACAGGCCAGCCCTGTCCACTTAATACCTAATTTGTTGCTTTTTCTTAGGCTTGGTTGTAGCACAAGCCCAATGTGCCAGCAAAGCACTGTCCATTAAACTAATATCCATATCGTCAAAGTGTGAGCGATAGCCAAAACCACCGTTTGAGCCAATATTCCGCTTGTCGCAGTTAGTCACGACCTTGGCTAGTGACGGTTGTCCACTGTGACAAATCGTGTGCTGGTAGATGCCCTGTTCCCACATTGAGTTAGCAATAATGATTTCCTTGACGGTTGGCAAGATGACATTACGGATTTTAGAGTCTTTCAACTCCTCTTCTAACATCTTCTGGCCACTGGCGCCATCAATGACAATCTGAGCCACATCTGCCTGTTTCAAAAAAGCAACCAGCCAGGCACTACCATTCCGCACAGATTGACAGTCAATGGTTTCCACAAAGAATTGACCGTCTTCTGTCCGAACGGCAATTGACAAGGCCACGTTGGTTCCATCCTGACCAAACTTGATACCGGCAAATAGCTTACCAATCAACTTCGGCATATCGTCAATTTTGAGGGCATTCCACTCAGTCTCAGATATAGCTGATTTCTGGTTGTAAGTCGGCCAGTAGCCTAAACGCTGTACATTGTGGTCCAGCTTGTCTTCGCCAAGCTCAGCCTCAATCTTGCGTTCGTTCAAATGATAGCCCATGGACGGATTAGAGTTGTACCATGCTGCTACATCGTCAATCTCTTTCTCCTGATTTACCGACCATTCAGCCCAACCCGAATACTTACCCTTGCCAAACAGACAAGTCTCGCGATACTTGGTAAAGACCGTACCACTTGAAACGGGTGTCGGTGGCGTTCCACACATGACTGTCATCGGATTGTCTGAATCCGTCACAGTGTACTTAAGAGCTGACTCTTGCTCCGTAGTGTATTCCTGAGCTTCGTCAATGATAAGCAGGTCAAATCCCTCACCGAGACCACCAGTACCTGTCCGAGTACGGAACTGGACCACACCGCCAGTCTCATAGAGTTCGATTCGCTCCTGACCCTTGGCTCGAATGGAATTAAAATCCTCACCGTCCACATAGCCCATCTTTTCCAGATAACGCTTGACCTTCTCAAAGGACGAATGCGATGTAGAAATGCGGTGGGCTGTATGCAAAATATTCAGACCATTATGTAAACCCCAAATCTCCAGCATATAGAGAATTTCCGACTTGCCATTCCGACGCGGAATTGAGTAACCGAACTTCTGATGTACCCACAGACCATTTTTGTCAACAGCCATGATAGGATTGAGCAGATTGACCTGCCAAGCGTAACAAGACAGGCCCGTTCGCTCATAGAGTTCTATCGCTTCTTTGGCTTTAGAATTTCGTTTAACGTATTTGAGTATTACCGATTGAGTAGGATTTTGATTGCCAAGCTTTTTCCTTGCCATATATCCGTCCTTTCAATCGTCTGCCTAGTTTTCCGTCATGCGACAGGACAAAAAGAAAACCGCATCAACTCGACACGGTTAGGTTATGTAATTAGCGCAGTCTTTCCTGCTGTCAAGATGTCGGACCACCTCCTATTGAAAAAGTTCTGCTGATGCAGACCAACCTGCAATATTGTCAAAATAGAACACCCCGCCTTTTTCTTGGTTTGTACTCTTGCCAAAGTAATCAAATGCAATGCGCTCATCGGTCAAATCAATTTCATTAACACCCTGAAACAATAATGTTTCACCATTTTTCAAAAAGATAATAACTTGTTTTTCCATTTTTCTCCTACTTTCTACTGAACCAAGACTTCTTGGACAACTTGTCAGCTACTTTCTTCTCAAGATAATCAAATCTTGAATTCGTAGCCTGTGCATTGCGTGAGCTAACCTGTTTCAGCTCCTCAATCTCTTTGTCTTGCCTGATTGCTTCACGGATAGCATAATCAAGCATAGTCTCAAGTTGCTTGACCTTGCCCTCAAGTTCACGCTTCTTTCTTATTCGTTTATTCATGGCATCTCCTTTCCAGTTAAAATCTCAGCGTGACATCGATTTTTTTACAACTAAAACACCAGACCTTGCCAAATAATTCGAGTTGTAACCAACTCTCAGCATAGTAGCGGTCGCCTTCTTTGTATTTAGTGATGTAGTGATGTAACATCGGGGGTCCTCCTTTCTGTTTTTCTGCAACAAAAAAGCACTCGATATCTCGAATGCTTTTATTTTCTATCACTAAAAAAATCTGCCCAATACGGATTTTCTTGATCAAAGATTGCAACTTCTTCCGCTGTCATATTGTGTGGATAGTCAGCAAAGAGGTTGTAGATTTTCTTTTTGTCAAAGCTAAAGAGATGACGACCTCTAGTACCTAACTCTTCAACCCACCAAACTTGATAATTCTCATCTTCTTTATACCAGTCGCTAAAACCTGGTATTGTGGATGCCGAAAAAACACGCTTGTCAATATCTAATTCTTGTAAGTTATCTAACACTTCCGCCATCTCCTTTCTGTTGATAATCCTTATCCGTATTAATAAATCCTAGAATCTTGTGAAATTCCTCGTTGCTTCCAAGTGTATCTATATCAATTAACATGCTAGGTACTTCGATTTTACGTCCATAAAAGGTGTGACTTGCCTTACATCCGAATCTTTGTCTCAATACCGAATCCGTTAAAGGTTTATATCCGTTATTTTTAGGATCTTGTAATTCAAGATAGCTGAATAGACCATCATTCTTTTTTATAATAGCAGCATGTCCGCCTGTTGCCAAATAATACTCTTTCCCAATTTCCATTTCCTTAATTAAAGAACGGATTGCTCTGAAATCGCTAGTGTGATATGCAATATGACTTATTACGCCATCTAATTTTGCGATATCAAGTATTGCTCTGTCTCTTGCGAATAGGTTACAACTATCACCACCACGGAAATCTAAAACATTGTACCCAGCTTTATTTCCAATATAAGCAAACGCAAGAGAGGAACACGACCCCTTGGTCAAATCTCCACCAGCCAAATCCTTAATAATTCTGCTCTCAGTCTTGGGAAGCAGTCTTTGTTTGATTGGATTGATATCAATGCCTTTCTTAAGTGCATCTTGCCGTGTCTGACTCATATTTTGAAAGTTGTCAATTTCTTTTCTCTCCTCAATTTTACTACTCTGTTCTATTTTTTTCCACAACTTTCTCCATACATCTTGTATCTTCCCATTTTTTGGATCATAGTCCACCGTACATCTGCACCGTTGATGTCTGCGATACACATCTTTCGGAACTTTTGGATACTGGTATATTCCGACAACTTCTCGGCACCATTCGCAACACTTACCACCTTCTTTTCGAATAATTTGAGGAGATAACCCTGAATCATAGTGAAATTCCGCATTCTTTCTAATGCTATCATCCACAATTGACTGAGTAAAATTGACGATTGGCTCCTGTAACAACCAAGCAACCTTGTTAAAATCATCTTCAGATGACAAACGATTGACAAGACCGTCAATCCTGTCCTGATTGATTTCAGGTACCTGGACCTGTAGACCAATATTTGCAGACCTATTCAAATCCTCCTGGACTTGAGTAGTATAACCACTCACAAGCTCGAAATTCCGCCCTAGCGTGTCCGCCAAGAGCCTATCCGCTATGTTGTAGTACATTTTACCGTCTGGCAACTTATCGCCCCTTACAGACGAACTGAGAGCCTCTGCCAGAATGTCTCCAACCTCCAGAGCAAAATCATTTGCTGTGGCATAGGTCGCCCTCTTCTTTTTCAACTCCTCAAAAGCACGACGGACAACCTCACTCTTACCATAGGACGCTTCAAACTTGTCCTGCACTTCCCTCAGAAAATCAGGCAAAATATCACGTTCCATCCGCAGTCACCTCTGAAATCACAGGTTTAGCCTCGCTATCACCAACAATGCCTGTCAAATCGCGAATAGTCTCTGCGGTGATGTAACCTGGCAAAGCCTGATTGATTTTGATAGCTCCGTCGCCTAACATTGTTAACGTCGTTGCATCAGCCTCAAACAACGGTTCCCACTTAGGAACAGTCTTGACGAACTGTTCTCTTAAAAACGGATACTCATCACGTAAGCATGCAGCAACATAAGCGACATTCAATAGCCCACTGCCCAAACTACGTTGAGCTTTTCGACCGGCTAATCGCAAATTTTCATGACTAGCTTTGATAGCTTCGACCGATGATGGATTGTCCGACACAAAACCAAGGTCATCCAAGGTCAAACCCATCTCACCAGCGAAACCAGCCGCTGCAGTTCGCAACTGCTCAGTAAACGGACTCATGCTAGCCGTTGTAAATTGTCCAATGCTCGGAACGTCACCATCGTCATCCTTAGTAAATTCCAAGAGACTAGTCACAGTCGCTTTCCATTTATCCATTGGTTCCGCATCTTGGCTTGTGCCCAAAACATATTTCTGTGGGAACGAATAGAACTCCGCCGTCACATCGGCACGTTCAAGCGTTCGTTTAGCATACGACTGATAGTACATACCCGCACGAGTTATCCGACTACGACCAAACGGGCGAACTGCATCCGGCCTATGAATGACTGGCACCAGTAACGGACGACCTGTTGGATTGGCGACAGGTGTAAAAGTACCGCCTGAAACATAGATTGTATAATCGGCAGTAAAATAGGCCTCAAGTTTCGGGTTGCCATTGTCGTCCCGTTGCAAGACCGCATAGCCCTCAGTCAGTAGCCCTGTAATTGGATCAAGTATCCCTGTCGCATTGCTGGATTCAATGACTTGCATACGCACCTTATCCTCGACTTTTGACAGATAGACAAAACTACATGAACCTATCAAGGACGACAGTACCACCGAATCGAAGAAGACATCTGGATTATTTTGTTGAAAAATATCATTGACCTGGAACTGGTCATTGTCAAATTCACGGAAGACCAATCTATCTGCTAGGCTATCAACACCTTTCGCACACCAGCCCAAGACCGACCGATACTGTTGACGGATATTTGGTGGAATGGTAATTCCAAACGAACTATCTCTATGCTGCATAGCATACTGCTTGTACCTCATCTCCACTCGAGGTTTAACCTCGTTTAGTTTTCGTCTGAGGTATCCAATACCTTTGTATTCCAATCTGGTCTCCTTTCGATTTTGGCACGAGAAAAAATGCACAGTGACGGCGTGAAGCTCTGCCGAGGCGGTGGGGAGGGTGGTACCCCCCTATGTTCTCAACCTCGGTACTTCGTCCAATTCATACTTTGTGGTAAATTTCGATTGCCAACAACTTTCGCTCCATTTACCTTATCGTCAGCAAATAGTTTATCGGACTTCTGCCGATTGCATTGCCAATGAGCAAGCTGAAGATTGTTAATATCTGATGGATGTCCGTTGCGATTGACAGGGATGATATGGTCAATCACAGGACTTAATGGATGCGGATAACTTAATGACTTATCAACAAGGTTTCCGCAGATTCCACATGTGTTTCTTGTCTTAAGAATTATCTTCTTGTTTTTCTCAAAAGCTACCCGATGCGGACCACTTCTGTCTGGTCTAGTTTCAGCCATTTTTTACCTCCTGAAACGCCTGTTGAAAGTAACATATCTTATATTCTGTTACGTTCGCTATAATCTACTCTAAGCTAGATACACCAAGACTTCAACCACATTCTAAAAAAATGAAAGTAACATGCTTTTATTTTGTTACATTCAATAGTCAAACGTCAGTATTGCCTCATCCAATTCGTCCTGCTGATAACCAATGTAAATCAAGGTTATTGTTGGAGTTGAGTGGTTGAATATCTTCTGTAATGTAACCACATCATGCGTTTGGATATAGTAATGATATCCAAATGTTTTCCTCATGGAATGACTACCAAGATTTTCAAGGCCAATATGCTGACCAGCTTTCTTGACTATTTCCCAGGCTGTCTTCCGCTGGATTGGTACAAATTGAACACCATTCCTCTTGTCACGTTTTCTACTCGGAAATAGAAAGTCATAATCTTTCAGCTCTTTATTTTCTATGTATTTATTTAGGGCTTTTCTTAGCTTGGGATTGATGGCAAATGGCTTGGCTTTCTTGGTCTTCTTCTCGACCACAAACACCCTGTCACCCCTAACATCCTTAACTTTCAAGCCAAGGAAGTCACTGATCCGAATGCCAGAGTATATTCCAAACATGAACAAGATATAATCTCGCTCGTTTCTCTCTTTCAGATAATCTTTGATACGTTCGATATCATCAACGTTCCGAATAGGTTCGACAGACCGCACTTGCTCACCTCCAATCAAAAAAAGACAGGTCAATGCCTGTCTAGTTCCTGTTGTCTCATACTACTATTTTAGCATTGAAAAATGTATATTTACTGCGGTCTTAATCCGTTTAAACTTCGCTCAAACTCCGCCCAAACTCCGTTTTTTCAACTAACAACACACCTCTACGGTAAATCTCTGCAAATGAAATCAATGCTAAATTAAGTAATTCATGATAGCGAGTTTCCTCATAACCGATTTTTTTCATGATTTCTTCTCTGGGTGTTGGATATGGTTTGAGGTATTTAAAAATCAGTATCAATCTTAGTTCTGGCTGTAAAATATGTGAAACCGAATATTCTATGGCTTCTAGCTCATTAACTGCCTCGACATGATTAAGGGCCAATTTCTCAACTTGTTGATTTGGTTTTGAAACACTTTGTCTAGGCTCAAAAGTGTATTGCTGAGTAATCTTTTGTTCCTGAAAATCGTTAGCAATATTTCGCCACATTTTGTACTTTTCAAGAGTGCTCTCTGCTTTCTCTATCGTCTTCTTCGTGTCCAATTCTGCTACAATCAATAGAATTTACCAACCTTCCTACTCCCTCTGCAAATGTAATGACTGCTTTAGATAATCCATCAATCACTTGTGCACAACAGATAGCGACATTTTGGGCAATCTGTTCAAACGAAATATCATTTTCATTCAACCATCGAATCAGCTGTTCAAGTTCTTTCTGTCTTCTCAACTCTTCCTGCTTAGCTTTCTTTTTCTTGATTCTTTTGTTCATCTTTCTGCTCCTTGTAACCAGATAGATACTTGATGCACTCTGCGAAATAGGCACAGGCTACCCACACAATAAATGCAGTCAAAAATGGATGCTGGGCCATAAACTCGTAACCATTCATCAATTCTCTTCTACCTCCGAATAATATTTATCACCTTTAGCCTTTACTTCTTGGAAATAGGCTCTGTAGCTTTCGTCTTGAATATCATCAAGGTTGATTTGCTTTGCTACTTCATAGACTGGTTCGTTATAGTCACAACAATGTAGATGCCACAACTGGTTCTCCCGCAAAGTGTTTCGATTGAAACCGCATGAGCTTTGAGCTGCTGCAAAAATAAGTGCTGTCAATAACTCTTCATCAAGCTGAACTATAATCATTTCGTCCTCCATTTTCTCGTATTAGCTCTTTTCTTAGCTGTTTCTCTAGCTATTTCGTCCCATACATAGTCGGCATTTTCAAGCATGAAGTCCACACATTTGTCCTTCAGAGTCTCAATTTCAATTTCTTGACGCTCTATGTCTTTGTATGCACGGTTGTAAAGTTCATCTTTCAGGAACTCATTTTCTTTGAGCAACTGAACTACATCAATTTCAATCTTACATCCATAATCTGGTAACAATCTAATTCCATTAAAACTCATCTAACACCTCCATATCAAACCCACTATCAATAAATCTATAAGTCAATTCTGGATTGATTCCATTGCCTAGCCTTTGATAAATCAAAGCCATATCTTCATCTGAAAAAAGTGTTCCTAGGTAACGATTAAGAAAATTTTTGGTAAATTCTCTAAAAAGACAATTCCGTTTCTCACTTTTAAATGGTTGCCCTTTTGCAATTGTCCTACTGCACCACATCAATAATTTTGCAATGATGTCTCTTCGTGACTGTACTCCTTCCAAACTAAAATACGTGTTTGTTTTTGGAATCAGTATCACTTCCAAATTCGCATTTATATATGACATTGGAAATAAGCCGAGCAGTTCTTTTAGTTCATTCATTAGTTCAGTATTCATTTCTTCCCCTAGCATTCGTAATTGTAGGCAAAATATAGATTTTCGCCTATCGGATAGTAATAGACACCGTGGTAATCATCTTCAGAATAACCACAAGATTGATCGCAGTATTCTCCGTCAAATTGCTCATCTCCGTAAGCACTGTGACAAATAATAAAACAACTCCGTAAGATACTATCAGATTCAATATTGATTAAAAAATCATTGATTCTCTTGTATTTACGAACACAATTTTCCACGAGCTTTTTCGGATAATGACCCTTTCCAATATCTCGAAACTCAGCCATGAAAACTATCTCGCTGTCCAATTCCGTCCATCTTCTTACCAAGCGAATGATCTGTTTTGGAATTTTATATGCTGCCTTTTGCTTTTTCTTTTTTATCCGTTTGTTCATCATATCCTCCTAAAACGGCAATCCGTCATCATTGATATCCATTGTCGGACCGCTGAAATTCGGTGGCATCTGCTCTTCGATGCTTGAATAATTTGCCGTATTATCACGCTTTTCCAATAACTGGAAGCTCTCTGCAACTACCTCAGTAACGTAGACACGTTGCCCTTGCTGATTGTCATAGCTACGAGTCTGGATACGACCAGTAACACCAATCAGAGCACCTTTCTTAGCCCAATTCGCCAAATTCTCAGCTTGTTGACGCCAAATGACTACGTTGATAAAGTCCGCTTCACGCTCACCGTTTTGATTTTTAAAATTGCGGTTAACCGCCAAAGTAAAAGTCGCAACGGCTTGATTAGACGGTGTATAACGTAGCTCTACGTCCCTCGTCAATCTACCGACCAATACAACATTGTTGATCATCTATTATCTCCTCTCCCACGGCTGTCGCTGATGGCTATAATACGGATACACCAGTCGAATTTTCCTTCTCGGAGCTAGCACCCTAGGCTCATAAGGCTTGACTTGCTCGTACAGCTCGTCTATTTTATCCAACATGCGTTGTCGCGGTGGTCGTCCGTCTAGCCATTTGTAGACAGATAGAGTCGTCACCCCCATCTCGGACGCAAATTGGTCCCTCGTCCATCCTGTCTTTTGTAGGATGTATTTGATTTTATCTGCTGTGGTCATAGGTCCTCCTAAAATTTCATGAAGGTCATCCAGTGGGTAGTCCCACGTTGTTGACCAAAGAGTGGCTGATGCGGTACCAATTCCAAGATTTCTTTGACATTTACTTGTGCATCGGACCACTTAAAGATTAGTGTTCCACCAGTCTTTAGCACCCGAAAACACTCTTCAAAACCTTGCTGTAGGTCTAGTCTCCAAGTTAACAAATCAAGTTGACCGTATTGAGCACGCATAAACGATTTCTGGCCAGCCCATAGTAAGTGCGGTGGGTCAAAAACAACCATGTTGAAGGTTTCGTCATCGAATGGCATATCGCGAAAATCAGCAACCACATCTGGCTTTACATTTATTTTCTTTCCGTGGATTTCAAATTCTTCTTCTCGTTTATCCATATAGGTTGTGTGAGGTTCGGCCTTATCAAACCAAAACATACGACTGCCGCAACAGGCATCTAAAATTCTGATTGTCATAGACCCTCCGCCTCCTCAAACTCCTCAAGCTCTACATCGCCATCGCAAACAGGGCAAGCTGTGGGAGTGAACTCCCACTCTTCATACCCATTCCTCCAATCACAGTCATAACACGATACTACTCTTATCATAACAAGTCCTCCAATGCTACCCATCGAAATTGTGGGTATTTCTGCGCTTCTTCTTTAGTGCATTTCCAAGCCACTTTTACCACTTCCTCTAAAATGTCCGTTTCATTGACAGTAAATTTAATTTCGCCATCTTCCTCTACGCCCATTATGTAATTATAGTCAAAATACATCAGCTCTGGCACATCGACCAGTAGCACGCCTAGTTTTTCAGTCATTGATTCCCTCCTTGCGATCTCCGTAAATCATATATACAGCTATTTCCATCTGTGCCATACCATAAGCGTGACCAACCCAGTCCTTAAATTCTTGAGACATTGGCAACCAATCTTTAGTGGCTCCCAGATCATATTCTTCCGGTTTTTGGTTAGCAAAGATGCATTTCATCGCTCCCATAAATGTCATTCCGTGTTCAGCCATATCCCAAAAGTAATCTACTCTATTCTTAACAACTGATGGCAAGTCATGTGCTGGCGGAAACGGTTTGCCATTTTGGACTGTCCAGCCATAGACTCCTCTATACATATTTTTTAATTTTTCCATATCCTACCCCTCCACCAATTCAGGATTTTCATAGATGTTGCCGATGATTGTAAGACGACCCTCGCAGTCATTATACATGCTATCTATTTCAAGTGTTGCAGTCCCTTTTTGTGCTTCGACATATAGGCCAATGTAAACAGGTCCTCTTTCGTAAATAGTGTCCATATTTGTATGTTGTCCAAATTTTACAACTATATTTTCATATATAGGGTTATTGTCGTCGTCTAGATATGTAAAGACATCTCCCTCGAAAATCTCTTTGCCGTTGACATCAAACACCCCTGTGGATCGCATGAGGACTGCATTGTCAATAGACACAGCTCGTGATGATGTATGTCCCATTGGGACGAATACGGTCAAGTCATCATCAATTCCACTCCAATCCAGACTAAGTACAGGATGCATTGTTTCTTCTGCTTCAACCCACGCCCTAAACTTCGGTACTACCATTCTTCGCCTCTTTCTACACGTTCAACCAAACAATCGCCACAGTAACCTGTCTGGAAGATACTGTCATAGTCTGTCGTCCCATCTATGTACTTGCACCCGCATTCTTCGCAGGTCTCAATTTTCGGTATCATTTTCTGCCTCCTTAATCGTATAAAACGCATTATGTGCGCCATAATCGTACAACCAATAGCCATCACGCTGTATCTTCCGAATATACCAACTTTTGATTCGTGACCTGGTATCAATCAAACGTTGCATGTACTTTTCAGCTTCTACTTCCGTGTCAAATGTACCTTGTAGTTCTGGCTCGTTGTCATTAATTCGGAAATACAACTCAAACATCACTCCACCTCTTTCGCAAACTGCCAAGCCCACTCAAAATCCTCTTTGATTTCGGATTCGGTTAATTGATTTTCTGGTTCATTTTTCCATTTATAGTTGGGTGCCTCATCCAAAAAGATATCAGTTCCAATAAATACCTTTCCGTTTTCTTTATGCAAAAATGTGACAATACCTGCGCTATTCGGGTCTGGTATCTCCACCGTATACAGTTTCTCCTGCCCAATCTCATAGCCGTCGTACCAAGCAACGACAAAGTCGCGTTGGTTGTCTAAAATCCAATCATTTACTGCAGATGGGACTACTCGTCCATCTTCTGCAGCGTTCAAAACTTTTAACAACGGACTAGCGTGTCGATATTCTTTTAACCACTCCGCCACAAACTTCGGCACCACAACCTTCTGCGGTTCGTGTTGTTTCGGGAACTGATACACTTGTTTAACCGCCATTCTAAAAGTATGTGTAATGCTGTTAACTGTGACATCAACTCCGCCAGCGTATGTTTCATTGATTGTTACAGGTATAAACTCCGTACACCCGTTCACTTCGTAAAAATCATTTTGTTTCATCCGTTTTCTCCTTGAAAAAGGTATCAAAGTCCAACCAATCATCTTTAATAAGATTTCCAATCTTCGTTACTCTATCTCCAAAACCGTCACTCTCAATACGGATATGCTTACCTGGTAGGTCTTCCCAAGTTGACACACCGACAACTTCCAAGATACGGTCTATCAGATCAAAGCTCTTGTGAAAAGCTACTCGTTTTTTCTTGTGTTCGTCATATTTATCTAGGCAGTATCCTCCAATAGATACTCCAAATCCATATCCCTCAACAGTCAGATAACAAGTTAAAATTCCATGGTCTTCTCTGCCCAAGAAAGTTTTGGTTATCTTTACGTTTTCAATTGTTTTACTCATCTGTTTCCTCCATTTTTCTCGCTATCGCCTCAATCACATTTACCGTGACCGAGTTGCCAGCTTGCTTGTATAGTTGACTATTACTGTTTACTGCCTGGGCTCTATCAAACGCCCAATCTGGAAAACCTTGCAACCTCCAACACTCGCGAGGTGTCAGTTTGCGGATGCGGATACCATCTAATATGCCGAATGTCCCTGCTTTGGTATTCCCCTGATGGCCACTGGCAGTGAGTGTGCCAACCTCGTCTTTGGTTTTTCGGTTGTAAAAATCATAAACCTTAACATGATTATTCTCCTGCCAGCTGTTGCTGGTCAATGTCGGGGTGATATCATGCTCGCCACCCTGATTGTAGCCGTGGCCTCGTTGGATGATTTTCGGCTGTTGACCCTCAATAATGTACGACCTGCTCCCTTGTGCTTCTCCGTACCTGGCGGTAATGGTATTTGTTGATTGTCCTTGTAGGCTACCAATTTCCTTGTCGCCTCTTTCGAAAGGAAATATCGCTCGTCCACCTGCTCCTCTAAGATGTCCGATAATAAACACCCGCTCTCTGTTCTGGGGGACTCCAAAATTCTTGCTGTTGAACACTTGCCATTCCGCATCATACCCCAGTTCATCCAACGCTCCGAGTATGGTCTCGAATGTATTTCCGTTGTCATGGTTGAGGAGTCCTGTGACATTTTCAAGGAATAGATATTTAGGTCTGAGAATAGATGCGAACCTAGCAATCTCAAAGAACAAAGTCCCTCTAGTATCCTCAAATCCTGCCCGCTTTCCAGCAATACTGAAAGCCTGGCACGGAAATCCTCCACAGATAACATCCACACGTCCGATTCCTCGAACAGACTCATCTGTGACTCTTGTAATGTCATGAAATTCAATTTCTCCTTTCGTATCGTGGATTGCTTTGTAGCTCTTTCTGGCAAACGGGTCTATCTCGCAAAAACCGACACATTCGTGACCAGCACGTTCCATGCCAAGACGGAAACCACCAATACCAGCAAATAGGTCTAGGAATTTCAAGATACTTCCTCCATCTCCTCAATCAACCAATCCAAATGTTGTCTAGCCTTCTTCAAGTCCTCGACACCGTTCTTCTGCTGAAATCGCAACAGATATTTGATGACATTGCCCCAGTAGTAGGCGCGCTCGCCTGCTAAATCCCAGATAAAATTCTTGACCACATCCAAGGCTTCCATACCATACTTACCTTGGTAGTGTTTGGGTTTGGTTACGTTGTTAAATTGTTCCATTTGCTTTCTCCTCCAATTCTGGCACTACCATCAACTACCTCCATATCTGGTACGATGATATTCCTCTGTCATACGATCCAGCTCGGCTACAAAATCATCACCAGGCAAAGCCATCAAGCGAGCCTTTTCAGACATACGTAGCGGATAATTCGCTACCTGCCAATCCATCATCTTGTCTAACTTCAAAAAACCGTCCATTAGTCCTCCACCTCTATAATTTTAAAATTCCCATGCAGATACAACTGCTTTGTCATTACGACACCAACCTGCCAATTTGCGTACCGAAAGGCCTGACGCTCATTGCCATAGAAAATTTCCAAACCAGTTGTCGAATGCCTCACATCACGGACAAAAGGATTGTCTTGCTTAAGACCGTGTTTCAGAATGACCCGTTTTACCTTGTCTAATCCTTCCATAAGTTCATAGCCTCCAAAAATTCAGGCGAAACATCAACATTCTTAGGCAGTTCCTGTTCTTGTTGCCTAGCTCGAACGAGTTCTACTGTCAGTAACTTATCATTCTTCCAATTTCGTAAAATCGCTTTGATATAATTCCATACAGGTTTATTGCGAAATACCCCTTCTTTAAGAGCTTCCCTTATTAATTCAGGGCTAAGCCCTTCTTCAGTAGCAAATTTCTGGATGTCCTCAATTTCAAATGGACTTAATAATCTTCCAAAGCCAGCTTCGAAATCTTTGAATAATTGCTTGATTGAATAATCGCTATTATTTATACAACTACTACTAGATAAGTTTATATCTATATCTTTCTCTTGTTCTTTCTCTTTCTCTCCGTTACCATTTGTTACATCACTGTTACTTTGTAACACCTTTTGGTTCTCACGATGCTTGCGAACCCTACGGGCACTTGCAGTTTCACTACCTACCATCTCTGGGACTTGCTCCAAAAAATACTCCCTATCCGATATTTTTGACAACAGTTTTTTGGACTGTAAAAAAACAAGGGTAATTTTTACATTTTCCACATCTTCGTCAATTACCAGCGCAATTTCTTCAGCCAAGTTATCAGCGACCCCGTCAAAAAATAGAATCCCGTTATCTTCCAGGCTCAACAGCATCATCTTAAGATAGATAATCGTGTGAGTGTCCCCTCCTGCTATTTTTCGAAGCAACTTCATTTCCTTGGATTTGAAGAAATCCTGTGCGAGTTGAATCCAATAGTACCGCTTATTTGCATTTGCCAATCTCTATACCTCCATTCTCCTCCCACATCTCAGCATTTACATCTTTATTAAACAAGTCCTGCTGATAAATTCTAGCCTTCTGCCAAGTATCAAACGACCGTTTTTGGTAAAATCTATAACCACGCTTAGTCTTGGTTTTCTTTGCCACAATCCAGACCATAGCTAGACCTCACGCTCTGCCAATAGTTCAGCCTGGCACTTGTTGACATTCTCCAAGAAGTCAATCCGTCTGCGTAGCTCATCAATCAGCCTTGCCTGACCAACACATTCCTGATTTTTCAGTAAAGCCAGTTTCTTGTATTCCTTGGCTGTGTGCCTAGCGTTGGCCAATTCACGTTCCAGCTCATGTTGGCTTTGAGGAATGTAGTCATCTTCCTCAACACTCAAAAACTTTTTCATCATGTCCCAAAATTTCATTCTATCCTCCGTAATATGTCCGAATTTGCAAGTATCTCAAATTCTGTTCTGGTTGTTTTACTTCCACAATTGGTTCTTTGACCTCAATTTCTATCTCGACTGGCTTACGGATTAGCCAGATTAAGATTGGGGTAAAAATAGCAATAAATGCCAAACCTTGTTCTGCTGTTAACATCAATTCTTCTGTCATATCACTGTCCTCTGCCAATTATTGTGGTACCATTCAATCACTGCATCACGAGGGTACTTCTCACGAGCATTTGGTATACGCGGGAAATCTTTGTGACAATTAAATCGTGCATCAAAACTCCCTGTATCCTTTGTTCCAAGCAACATTTCAGCACATTGTGACTTGTTGAGTTCCATAGGAAACCGTCTTTTTTCGTCAATGACAACGTGCATGACCTTCAACGCTCTATCCATTAGGGTAAATTCTCAAAGTAAGTTCTAGTTCCCGTCCTTCCAGAAGTTACTTTGAGAAAACTGCATAACATCAAC